ATGAGACATGTAACACTATGGAATTACTTTAAAAAAGGTTTAAAATATCAAAGTGATAATAATCTAGATGAAAAGTGGAAAATGTGTGCTGACTTTGTAGATGGTAAACAATGGCCAGAACCAACAAAAAAGACAAAGAATTTACCACGTCCTGTTATAAATTTCTGTGATATGATTTTAAATAATAAAAAATCAAATATTTTAAATCAAAATATAAAGATTTTATTTAAACCTGGTGAAATGTTTGGACCAAATGTGGATACTGCAATGATAGGATCAGACATATTTACTAGATTTGCAGAAGTAGTAAAAGAAGATTTAGGACAAAGTGATTTAGATGATGAAGCACAAAATCATGCAGGTAAATATGGTACTTACATTTATCATTATTATTGGGATAAAGAAATTATAGGTGGTATGCAATCAAAATATATTGGTGGTATGCGTGGTGAAATAATTAATCCTAAAAATATATTCTTTGCTAATCCTAGAAAAAAAGATGAACAAAAACAAGAATACATACAAATTGCTAGTATAGAAAAAGTAAAGGATGTAAAAGCAGAAGCTAAGAAAAATAATATTTCTACTTGGGATAACATCGTGGCAGACCATGAAATAGAAGAAGAGGAATATAAAGATGAAGAAGTTGTTACCGTAATAACTACATATTCAAGAAAAGATGGTAGAGTTATTTGGGAAAAATCAACTAGTACATCTATGGTATGTGAAGCAACATACTTAAATCCAGAAATTAATAGTAAGATTAATTTAGAAAAGGAATCTACAAATGAAATAAATGAACCTGATAAAGCAAATATTGGTTCATTTAAAAATGAAATGTATCCAATAGTTGTTGGAAATCATTATAAGGTAGAAAAAAGTATATTTGGTCGTGGAGAAATAGAAAACATTATTCCTAATCAAAAAGCATTGAACTTTAATGTAGGTTTAATGCTTTTATCAGTTCAACAAACTGCATGGCCAAAGTTAATTGCCAAAATAGGTGCTTTAGGAAAACAAGATATTACTAACGCACCAGGTGAGATTCTTTATGATTATTCTAGAGAAAATGGTTGGGGTATTAAAAATATGGAAACTCCAGCATTTAATCCACAGGCAATTCAGTTAACAGATAAATTGTTAGAATTAACAAGGACTGTATCTGGTTCTACAGAAGTATCTACTGGTGAAGTTGCTGGTGCCAATATGGCAGCAAGTGCTATTATTGCACTACAAAATCAAGCAAAGAAACCAATTGATATGTTACAAAAATCTTTTTATAGAAGTTATAAGAAGATTGCTAAACTGTACGAACAATTTTTCAAAATGTACTATACAGATAACAGAGTTTTTTCATTTGAAGAAGATGGTCAAAATTATGCTGTTGAAATGAATGGCAAAAACTTTGAAGAATATGAATTTAATGCAACTGTTGAAATTGGTGCTGGAGGAGTATTTAGTGAATCATTAACAGTTAACTTGTTAGAGTCATTAAGAAATAGAAATACAATTGATGATGATGATTTAATAGAACTATATCCAGATAGTGCAATGCCATTTAAAGCACAGTTAAAGAAAATTAGAGAAAGAAAAGCCAAAGAAATGATGTTGCAGCAACAAATGCTTGCTCAAACACCTATTGGTGATAATCCTACATTACCACCAATAGAAAACGTAAATAACGAAAATATGAGAACACCAATTTAGTGTTCTTTTATTTTGTCCTTTTTTAGTAGGACTGAAAGAACTATCTACGCATTGAAGAGCGCAAAAATCTAAGGAGGAAATATGGAAAACGAATTAATTGGAAGCGGAAAAGAGTTGGAAGTCGCTGAACCAACAACAGAAGTAACAGATGATGTTACTGAAAATCCTGGTGAAGAACAAGGTGAAGATGGTCTTGTCTTAACTGATGATTCATCAGAGGAAGAATCTGAAAGTGATGATGGTGAAAAGAAAGAAAAAACACCTCAGTCAAAAGAAGATAATTCTAAATATGCCGAAGCTAGAAGAAAAGCTGAAAAAGAGGCAGAAATAAAAATTAAGGAAGCCTATGAAAAAGGAAAACTTGAGGCTTATATTGGAAAAATTAATCCTTATACAAATGAAGAGATTAAAGATATCCAAGATGTTGAAACATACGAGACAATGTTTCAAATATCACAAGCTGGAAAGGATCCTATTCAAGACTATCCGAAAGCAGTCGCTGATAAGAGAAGAGTTGATTATGAAAAAGAACTTAAAGATAAAGAAATTAAAGAAAAAGTTCAAAAGGAAGTCGAAGACTTTAAAAATAAATATCCTAGTATCAACTTAAATCAATTATTAGCAGACAAGAACTTTAACGATTATATGGATGGAAAACAAAAACCATTAGTTGAAGTTTATGAATCATTTGAAAATCTAAAAAAATCTTTTAGAAATGATGCAATAGAAGATGCTAAAAAGACTATTTCTAATGCGCATAGTTCACCAGGTAGTTTAAATGGTGGAACTGAAATTAAGTACGATTATGCAACTATGTCTAGTGCTGACTTTCAAAAAGAGGTTGATAAAGTATTAAGCCAATAATGAAAGGGAAGTGATAGTATGCCTAATACTCAAACAATTACAACTTTAACAGTTGAAAATCAAACATTTTATGATAGAGCTTTGTTAGAAAGATTATTACCTGAATTACATTTTTATAATGATGGTAAAAAGAAAAAAGTTCCTAAAGGAAAAGGAACAAAAATTGAATGGAGAAAATTTGCTTCATTAGCAATTCCAGAACAAGCATTAACTGAAGGTACTACTCCAAATGGTAGTTCTTTAAGTATTACATCATTGGTTGCTGAATTAAGTCAATATGGTGACTTTGTTGAAATCTCTGATGTATTAGATATGCAATCTAAAGATCCAGTTATTACTGAAACATCACAATTATTAGGTGAACAAGCTGCATTACTTGTTGACACTAAAATAAGAGATGTTGTTACTGCTGGAACAAATGTAAGATTTGTTGGTGGTAAAACTGGTCGTTCTGAATTAACTGCTGCTGATGTTTTAACTGGTGAAGAAGTTAAAAAAGCAGTAAGAGATTTAAGAAAAAATAATGCAAAAACATTTGCAGATGGATATTTCCATGCTGTAATCAGTCCAGAACAAGCATATGACTTAATGAGTGATACTGCTGATGGTGGATGGATTGATGCCAATAAATACACTGATAATAAGAAATTATTAAAAGGTGAAATTGGTGAATATGCTGGTGTAAGATTTATGACATCAAGCAACACTGCTACTGGAACTGGTGCTAGTGATGCAACAGTACATTTAGGAGTTATTTATGGTAAAGACTCTTATGGTGTTCCAGAAATTGGTGAAGGGTCAGCTGCAAAACCATCTATTATAGTAAAAGCACAAGGTAGTGCTGGAACTGCAGACCCATTAAATCAAAGAAGTACAATTGGATGGAAAAACTTCTTTGAATCTAAAATATTAGAACAAAATGCTATTGTAAGAATTGAAACAGGAATATCTGCATAAGGTATTCCTTTTCTAATTCTAAAATAATGAGAGGAAGAGATTTATGAGTAAAGTAGAAACTAATATTGATAATAATGAAAATCAAACAAAACCTGTTGAACCAGTAAAACCTGAACCAACAAAACCTGTTGAAAAAGAATATGATTTTGTTAAAAGATTAAAAAAGGATATGGTAGAAATTAAAATACCTGTTGATCCTATGAATAAACATTTAAAAACAGAAGATGTTTATATCAATGGTTATCGTTGGACTATTGAAAAAGGTAAAACAGTAAAAGTACCAAGAGCAGTAAAAGAAGTATTAGAAAATGCTGGTATTATCTAGCATTTTTTTATCAAGTTAAGAGTATTATGGTGGTGCAACTCCACTAAACTTGTCTAGGAGGAAATGTTTATGAGATATGGAGATATATTACTTAGTGCATTAAGAAAAATGTTTTTAAATAAAGGAAATATTAAAATTGAGGAATTAGAAACTTTAAAAAATGATAAAAACTATAAAACATACTTAGATGGAATCCACAATGTTGTTAATGAATGTATTGATAAACTTTTAGAAGTTAAACCATACATACAATATACCGAAGTTACTGACAAATACGATTTAACTGATGATGAAGATTTCAAATCTGTTTATGATTTATTTGATGAAAAAGGAAATAGAAAACAATATCACGTTGAGGGTGAAACAATACTAAGAATACACGATGCAGAAGAAAATGAAGTTTATACTATGTATTATGAATCTTATTATTATGTAACTGAAAGAACTACACCAACAACAAAGTTACCATTAGCAAGAGAACTATGTAATTTAATACCTCTATATTTAGCAGGTGAACTATATAAGGATGATGATATTGCACTTGCTACAACATATATGAATGAGTTCGAAGCAGGACTTGATGGATTAAAAGGTCATGCTCCAGAACAAAAATCTATTAAAGATGTATTTGGAGTGTTTTAATGAAATATCCTATGCCAAAAAGTTCTAAATTATTAGTTATTAATGATTTTAAAGGTGTAGATTTTACAAGTTCAAGTGTTGATAAAAAAAGAAGTGGTAATGCTTATAATGTTATAAATAATAATGGTTATATTGAATCAAGACCAAGTTATGAATTATTAAAAAAAATAGGCAATAAAATAAATGGTTCATGGAATGTTGATACTAAATCTGGTGACTATTTTTTAATTCATAGCGGAACTAAATTATATCAGGTAACTAGTGATTTTTCATCATATGTTGAAGTATGTAGTAATTTAAATGATGTTAAATCAACAGGACAATATATAAATGGTTATTTAATAATTATAGATGGAAAGAGAAATATTATATTTGGTAACTTTGGTAATAGTTATGAAGCCAGATATTTAGATGAATGTGGTACGATTCCCATAACAACTATTGGCATGAGTCCAAGTGGTGGTGGTAAATCTTATCAACCTATTAATATGGCTAGTAAGTATAGAATTAATATGATTAGAGGTACTGCAGAAGATACAGTTTATAATTTAAATGATACAAATTTAGATGATAATAGTGATGTTTTAATTCAATTGTTGACTTTAGATGGATGGGAAGTCTTAGATAGTAGTGAATATACTGTTGATTATGTAAATGGTAAGGTTACATTTAAAATTGCTCCCGGAGAAACCCCTCTTAATGAAGAAGATAATGTTAGCATTAGATATTGTAAAACTAATACTGAATATCTAGATATATTAAATAATTGCACAATATCAACAGTATTCGGTTACAACGGAAATGATGATAGAATTTTTATTACAGGAAATAAAAATTTTAAAAATATGGTATGGTATAGTTATTCAAATGACGTAACATATTTTCCAGATATAAATTATATTCAAGTAGGTCAAGAAGAAATTAATAACTTTACTAGAATTAATAGTGGTAAATTAGGAATACAAAAACCAAAATCAGATTCAGACAGCACTATCTATTATTTAGAAAGTGCTATTTTTAATAATGAAGAAGTATTCCCATTAACTGCTGGAGTTAAAACAATAGGATGTATTGGAAAATATGCTAATTCTAATTTAGTTAATGATCCTTTAACTTTAACAGAACAAGGTGTCTTTGCAATAGTTTCTTCTGATAACGAAAAATTTGCAATGTTAAGAAGTTATTATGTTAATGGTAAATTATTAAAAGAAAAAAACTTAGAAGAAGCAGTTGCAATTAGTTTTAAAGGAAAATATTATTTAGCTATTAATAATAATGTGTATATAGCTGATAGCAGATTTAAAAGTTATGCTAAAAATAGTCAAACAGAAGATTACCAATATGAATGGTATTTTTGGAAAGATATACCTGTTAGGGTATGGTTTATATTTAATAATGAACTTTACTTTGGTACTGAAACAGGTGATATATGTAAAATAAACGATGTTCAAAATAACGAAGATAATTTCGAATCGTATTTTGAAACTCCACCACTTAGTTTAGATAGTACTGTTTTAAATAAGACTATTAAAAAAGTAGGATTAATTTACAAAAATAATAGTGAATTTGAATTTGGATATATTACACCTGATGGTGAAGAAAAAATTATTGATTTAAAAAGTGGTGAAACAGATTTTCCTGTTGTTATTTTAGAAAAGGAAAAAATAAGAAAATTCTTATATATTAAATTTTTTGTTAGAAGTAAGAAAAGACTTACTTTAGAACAGTTAAATGTGGAATATGTATATAGTGGAAGATACAAAGGAGAGTGATTATAATGCAAGGAGCAAGTAATTATGCACAAGCACAAGCAGATTTAATTAAAAAACAACAACAATATTTATTAGATGAAGCTAAAAAATCAGAAGAAAATAGATTAAAGGCACTAGAATCATCTAATCAACAAGCAATAAACCAATTAAATCAAAACAAAGTTACTGTTAATGAAAATGCTGATAGTTTAAATAGACAAGAATATTTATATAAGATGTTAAATCAAGAAGCATTAAATCAAAATTTAAGTAGATATAGAATAGGTACTAGTGGTGCTAGAGAAACTTCTTTAAATGATTTATATGCACAATATGGTGAAAACGTAAATAAAATAAATACTGACAGAAATCAGGGATTAAGAGATATAGATAATCAAATTAGTGATACTAATCTAGCTTATGAAACAAATAAAAATACTGCACTAAGTGAAGAAGCACTTAAAAGATTACAATTACAACAATCAATAGATGCTCAAGCTCTAGATAGATATAACAATGCCTATAATTGGTTTGTTCAAGAAGAAGCAAGAAAACAAGCATTAAAAGAGTATGAAGCTGCACAAGCGCAAATTGAAAGAGAATATCAATTACAGAAAGAACAATTAGCATTCCAAAGGGAATATCAACAACAACAGCTAGCATACGAAAAATTGAAATGGCAACAAGAATATGAACTATCAAAAAAACAAGCTGAAAGTTACAGTTATGATTTAATAGACAGTATTCAAAATAATCAACAAAAAACTCAGAATACTAGTAATTTTAGCAATGCTTCTGCATTGCAGTCTAAACTTTCTAAATCAAAACCAACACAATATGGTTCTACAAATTCGGCTTATACTATGAAATATAATGCTTGGAAAGAAAACGCAAAATTATCTTTACAAGATGCATTAAAATCGGGACAAATAACAGAATCAGATGTAAAAACAATATATAAAAATTTAGGTTTATAGTGGTGATTAAATGAGTAAATCAGATTTGGATTTAATATTAAGTGGAAATTATAAACCATCATTTAAAACAAAACAAAGTAGTGCCAAGACTAATGATTTAAATAAAATTTTAAGTGGTACATATAAGCCAGAATTTAATAAAAATGATTATACTAACATAACTAAAACAAATTACTCAAAAACTCAAAATAACAATAATAAATCTTTTGACTTTTCAGTTAATGAAAAGCTTTCCAAACAATCACTAATAAATGAGTATAAGGATTTACAGAAGCAACTTGCAAATTATGATAGAAAAGAAAAAACAAAATGGTGGGATTCCGATAAAAATATATTGGAAAACTCAGGTAACGTACTTTATAAATTATTTGTAGAAGACCAAGATAATAAATATAAAAATGATGAAGAATATAATGAATTATTAAACAGATATAAAAGTATTAAAAAACAAATAACAGATGAAACTGTAAAAGAAGAAAGTAAAGACCTTAGCAATACAGAAAAAATTGGATATACTCTTATGGGTAATTTAGAAACAAGTTTAAAAGGTATTGAAAGTACTGTTCAAAAATTTACAGGACAAAATCGTGATAATTCAGAATTATCATTTGGTGAGAGAATGGCACAAGAATCAATTGATCAATCATCTGGTGCAGGTAAAGTCGGATTAAACATATTAGGTTCTACTGCAAGAATGATACCACAAGTGGCAGCAGGAAGTCCTGTAGGTGCTAAACTTATTGGTTTTGCTAATTATGGTGGAAGTGCATATAACGAAGCAAAAAGAGACGGATATGATGAAGATAAAGCAACAAAATATGGTGTTGTAGTTGGTTCCTTAGAAACTGGTTTAGAATCACTATTAGGTGGTTTTGAAAGTATATATGGGAAAAGCATAGGTGGAAAATTAACAAATAAAGTAATGAAAAACATTGTTAAAAATGATACCTTTAGAAAAACTGTAAGTGGAATTTCAGGTGAATTTACTGAAGAATATTTACAAGAATTTCTTAACCCCATTGTTAAAAATATAGTATTAGAAGAAGAAAATGGTGCAGATTTCTGGAATACAATGCAAAAAGATTTTAAGCAAGGTGTAAAACAACTATCTTCACAACTATTTAATTCCCAAAATCTATATTCAGGTATGATGGGTGCTATGACATCTGGTGTTATTAGTGGTATAAATAATCTTTCAACTGCAACTAATAATAGAACACAACCAAATAATGTAAAAAACAATATAATATCAACCCAAAACATAACAGATAATACAAATAATAGTTTGGAAGCAAAAATGTCTGAAAATGTCTTAAATCAAGTTCAAAACAATATAAATAATTATCAATATCAAAAAAGTAATAATATTAAAATAGATAATTTAAGAAAAAGTGCAAGTACCTATTTTGATAATAGTACCGAAACTAAGAATTTAATAAATACTTATGAAAAAATTATTACTGATAAAAATTATAATGTTATATTTGATAATACATTAACCAATAATAGTGGTAATATTGTTGATGCAAAAATAAGTACATTAGATAATGGTGAAACTGAAATAAGAATTAACCCCAACTCAACTAGAGCTGGGGAGTTTTTGATTATGCATGAAGTAACTCATGCCATTGAAACAGATGAAATCAAAAATTTAGTTATAGACTATGCTTCTAAAAATAGTGAGTTTAATAACGCATTAGAAAGTTTAAAACAAACATATAATACTTCTGATGTTTCTAGTGAGGTATTAGCTGATATTTCGGGTCAATTATTTGGTAACCAAGAATTTATAAATGAATTATCTATACAAAAACCTAATGTATTTACAAGAATATATAATAAAATAATTGAATTAGCAAATAAGATAACTGGTAATTCAAAGGAAAGTTTATTTCTTAAAGATTTAAAAAACAAATGGGAAAATGCCTATAGAACACAAAACAATATCCTAAATGATAGTAAATATATGATGACAGGCGTAAAAGGTTTAAAGAACGCAATCAAAAGTAGTGCTGATAATCAATGGTTATATAATAATTATAACAAGTCTAAAATTTTGAGAACAAAAGGTTATGATAATAATATCATTAGACAAAAAACAGGATGGTTTATTGGAACAGATGGTAAAGAAAGATTTGAAATCAGCGATAATGAAGCACAAATTAATGGAAACGTTAAAAAGAATGCCAAATATAAATTAGATGAAATACTGAATCATGATGACTTATATGAATTATATCCTAAATTAAGAAATTCTAAAATCATATTTAAAGATATTAAAAATTATAATAATAAGGTGGTTGCAGGTCAATATAATCCACTTACTAACTCAATAGAATTAAATAATAAACTATTGGACATGAATAACTCTCTAGATAAAGTTAAAAATACATTATTACATGAAATTCAACATAATATTCAAAAAATAGAGAAATTCAATAAAGGTTCTGCTGGAAACAAAGGTATAGCTGAATATATTAATAATGCAGGTGAAATAGAAGCGCGTGATACAGAAAAAAGAAGTAAGTTATCATATGCGGAAAGGTTAAATTCTCGACCAAAATCCATGAAAACATCAACTAGTAATATTGATAATAAAACAAATATATTATATAATCTTGGTAAGAGAAAGGACATTGATATTGATGAAAATATTAAAGAAAATTCTTCAAAAAATAAAAGAGATGTTCATAACAGAAAGATGCCTAGTGATAGAGGAGGACGAGAACTAAATAATAGTTCTTTTTCTTTACCGTCAAATGAAGATAGTAAATGGCAAGAGCATTTAGAAAGTAATTATAAATCATCAGGAACCAGAACAGATATGAGTAATATCAAAAGCAATAGTTTTATGAAAAAAAGTATATCAAAAGGAAATTTGCTATACGATATAGATGAAGGTATAATAAAAAGAACTGACAGGAAGCTACAATTGCGACCAACCAGTTCAACTGCTAACAATATACAACAATCTAACAATATTGTCAAATCTAATACATTACCTAATTATTCTATGCAAGAAAATATAAATAATTCACAAGAACTAGAAAGTAGTTCTTTTTCTTTAACGTCAGATGAAGATAATAATGCTACAAATGAAATACCTAAAGATCCAACTAAAGAAGAAAGTTATAATTATGTTGATAACTACAATGTTGAAATAAATAATATTAAAAATATGTTATCAAAATATACTTCTTTGGAACGTAGTGAGTTAATTAGCGAAAAAACATATGATTCAATTAATAGTGAATTAAGAAGATTAGGCAAAGGTTTAGATGATAAAACAATTGATAATTTAACTAATAAAATATTTAAAAATCTTATTGATGGTAAGGATATTAAGAATATAACAAATACTGTGTATAACTTTATCAATAATCCTAGAAAAGCTAAAATTAATGAATATAGAAAACTTGCTTCTAATATGATAGATGATATTGTAGATTGGAATGATAAAAAAATAGGCCTTTCATATCAAACAGAAACGATGAAAAGAAATTTGTATGATATTATTCCAGATAAAAATAAAGCTAAACAGGTATATGAAACTTATTTTCAAACAATATCAGAAAACGAGGCAACTGCTAAAAATTTTATAAATGAATATAATGATAAAATCAAGAAATTAGATTTAAATAATAAGGAATCTATCGCAGTTCAAATGTATGGAGAATATAAATATAATCCAGAAACTACATTAACGGGATTACAAGTTTATGAATATATAGAAAAAAATAATCTTGATTTGAACAAAATCAAAAATTCAGTTGAAGTATTTAGAGATACTTATGATGAACTTATAAATAAAGTAAATAATGTATTGATAGAACAGGGATATAAACCTATTGAATACAGAAAAGGATATTTCCCTCATTTTGTTACTGATAAATCTACTTCTATAATAGGTAAGTTTGCTGAAAAACTAGGGTGGAAAATAAAAAAAGAAAATTTACCTACTGATATTGCAGGTATGACTGAAATATTTAAACCAGGTAAACGTTGGACTTCTTTTTCTCAACAAAGAACAGGAGATTCAACTGATTATAATGCTTTAAAAGGTTTTGATACTTATATTAGAGGCGCTGCTGATTTAATATATCATACAGAAGATATTCAAAAATTAAGAGCATTAGAAAATGAAATAAGATATCAATATGCCTCTGACACTATTAAAAAAGAAATAGATGAAATAAATAAAGATAGTGATTTAGATACTCAAGAAAAGCAAGAAGAAATAGATAAGATATTTGATAGATTTAATAATCAAATGCCTAACTTTGTTACCGAAATAAGAAGATATACTGATGGTCTAGCTAATAAAAAAGCAATAGATGATAGAAATATGGAACATAAATTGAATAGAGAAATATATTCAGTCATGACAAATATTCAAAATCGTGTTAGTGCTAATATGGTCGGATTAAATGTATCTTCTGCATTGACAAACTTTATACCAATTACGCAAGGTTATTCACAAATAAGTACCAAGAATATGTTAAAAGCTATTAAGGATACTATTAGTAATCAAGTTAACAATGATGGATTTGAGAATAGTTCAACATTCTTAACCAATAGACTTAAAAATCCTGATAATTTATATAAAACTGGATTAGATAAATTTAATGATAAAGCATCTTTCTTATTTGAAGGAATTGATAGTATTACGTCAAATATTCTGGTTAGAGGAAAATATTACGATAATGTAAGTAATGGTATCTCGGAGACAGAAGCGATTAAAAATGCCGATGAATTTGCTAAAGATGTTATGGCTGGTCGTAGTAAGGGTGAAATGCCTACTATTTACAATGAAAAGAATCCGATAACAAAATTATTAACCTCTTTTCAATTGGAAGTTAAAAACCAATATGGATATATGTTTAAGGATATCCCTCGTGATTTAAAAGATAAGGGCATGAAAACACTAGTTAGTGCCTTTATGAAAATGTATTTAGGAGCATGGTTATACAATAAGTTTGCCGAGTCATTGACTGGTAGAAAGAGTGCTTTTTCACCTGTTGACATAGTTGAAGAAACACTTTCTGCTGCTACAAACAAGAATTTATCTACTTATGACAAATTAGAAAACATTACAACAAATGCACTTCAAGAAGTTCCTTATATTGGTGGTATTCTTGGTGGTGGTAGATTACCTATTAATTCTGCTATTCCTGATGTTAAAACTTTTGAATATTTTGTTAATTCATTTAGTGATGATAAGGATAAAAAGAAAACTGCTATTAATAATTTGAGAAAGGAACTAACTAAACCTTTTATGTATATTGTAATGCCTGTTGGTGGTGGTCAAATTAAAAAGACTGTCGAAGGCTTATCAATGTATTCTAAAGATAAAGATATAAAAGGTAGTTATACAACATCTGGTGACTTAAGGTTTCCAGTTAAGGAAGATATTTTAAGTAAAACCCAAGCAGCACTATTTGGTCAATATTCAAGTAAAGAGGCAAGAGAATATTTTGATAGAGGCGAAAAACCTTTAACAGAAAATCAAATTGAGGATTATAAAAATCTTAATGTTCCTATAACAAAATATTGGAAATATAGAAGTGATTTAAGGGAAATTAATAAAATTAAATCAGATAAAGATGAAAATGGTAAATCAATAAGTGGAAGTGCTAGTGGTAAAAAAGCATATGAAATTATGAATAATAATTTATATTCTAAAAAAGAAAAGAATTATTTGTTAAGTCAGTTATCAAGTAGTGATAAAGATGAAACAATAGAATCATTAAAAATACTTGATAATGATAAAGAAGTATATAAATACTATTTTGGTTTAAATACGAAAGGAAGAGAAAATTTTGTAAGTGCTATAAATGATTATGATTTTAGTGCTAAAGATTTGTATGATTTTAATACTAGTATTGATAAAGAAGATTCTACTAGAAAAAAAATTACTGTTACTAATTATCTTAAAAATAGTAATTTAAGCGACAAACAAATTGCTTATCTATATGAAAAGAGTGGATATTCTAGTGAAGAAAAATTAGATGTATTATTAAACTCTAATATATCACTAAAATCATTTATTGATTTACAATTAAGAATAACAGATATTAAGGGTGATACTGATACAAAGAGTGGTGTAGTAGGTAAAACTATATCTGGAAGCAAAAAGAAAAAAGTACTAAAAGAAATTAACGAAACAAAAGGTCTTTCAAAAGAACAGAAACTTCTAACTACTTATTTGTTAGGTTATTCTGTTTCTACTGGTGATTTTTCTGGTTATACTACCGATTCTTCTAGGAAGATAGTATTTGATTATGTTAATAAGTTAAGGTTATCCACAACAGAAAAACGTGATATCTTGGAACAAGCAGGATACAAAATTTATAAAAATGGCAGAATAGGTTGGTGATGTAATGTACAATCAAGCTAAATATGATAATGAACATGTTACTTTAGGTCAGTTAAAGGAAAGTATTACTGAAGTAGAGGAAACAATACCTGATTCAAGTGAGTATTCTAAAAACTTTGGTTTAACACCTAAACCACCATATTCTGTTGGAGATACTTGGACAGATGATGGAAGAGTATATAAATGTGTAAAAGAGCGCCTATATGGCGCTTTTTCTATTTCTGATTGGCAATTGGTTGCTACTGATGATTCTAGTTTTAATCAATTTGTGGAAAATGTTTATACTGCATATGAATTATCTATTCCTAATCAGTCAGATGGAAAGATAGAATCATTTTATCAAGATTCAGATCCTAGTGCAGAATGGGATACTGATGTTCTTAAGGAAATTCATAATGGTGATTTATGGTACTCTAATTCTTCTGGAGTACAGAGAAGATATACTAAAAAGAATACAAATCCTGTGTCTTATTCTTGGGATATTGTTTCAGTACCTATGGTTCTATTTAATCTTGTTGATGGTCACAAAAATATTTTTGTTATAAAACCTAGTGAATATTCTAAAGATGATTATTGGGTAATAGATACTGAAGAAGATATTCCTAGTGACTGCCAAATTGGCGAGATAGTAATTGCTATTAATGATTCTAATATATATAACAAAGATGACTTTATTAAAAAAGATTTAAAGACAATAAAGGTTAGTGCTATAGAGGATGAGTACTACAACAAAGAGGAAATTAACATTAAGACTAGTGAATTAGAAAAATATACTGAAACAAAAATACAACAAGCAAAAGATGAAATTAGTTTAGAAGTGTTATCCACAATAAAACCAGAAATTATTACTATTAAACAAGTTGATGAAGTTCTAAAATTAGAAAATACTCCTAATAGTAAAGGAGCTATCAAAAAATTATCTATTAAAGGGATTCCTATTATTCCTTTATATCCAGGTATGGCTTATCCTACTCCTTATACATATCCTGGGGCATATAATCACTATAATTTGATTTTTAGTAATGATGAGTCATTTAATTCCTATGAGGAACTTGATATTGAAAGTCCTATAATTTTACGCGCAATTAATATTGATGATGTCATTATTTCTGATGAACTTTTGATTTATGAAAACTATGTGTCAATTGTTCAAAATGTTGGTTATGACAATTATGGTAATTGTGTTAGTTTAGATGACCCTATTATTCATGAATTAAAAGATATTCTTGTACCTACCTATGATGGTGGAACGTATATTAAACTTAAACATATTAATGTTAATGTTGAATTTAATTGTGAATATATTAAGAAAAATGAATTAAGTGATATTTTCACTACTGAAATCGAAACAAGAGCAGCTATTAATATATCAGATCAAAATATTAAATCTAAGGTTTCTAGAGGAAATATCATAAGTGAAATTAATCAAAGTCCTGAGTTAATAAAAATAATTGCTGAAAGGATTATGCTTGAGGGTATTGTTACCGCTAATAATAATTTTAAAGTGTTATTAGATGGTTCAATAGAAGCAAAGAATGGACGTTTTTTTGGGAATGTATATTTACCATCTGGTGGACAAGTAATTGGTGGAGATGGTCTTTTAACTAACCTACAATATGAAACAGGACAAGATTTTGAAAGATTAGGATTTACTTATCATTATACTTTAGATAAGTATGTTGCTAATACTTTACCGTTAAGTGTTTATATACCAGATAATTTTAAGATAAAAGAGGCTAAGGTTACTTTATTCCATATGCCACAACGTATTAATATGACTACTATTGACGGTGTGTTAACAGAGTGGTGCTATTCTAGGAATATAAAATTGTATAAAGTTGATTTGACAAATATCTTATGGGATGGATGGGTTGATAGTGAATTTTATATGGATGAAAGTAGCAAAATGACAGAAATTATTGAGGCTTTTGGTAAAAATGGGTATACACCACCAATTCCTAGTAATAGTGATTATTCTACTAAAACTATTGTTTCAGGGGATATAAAGAATTATCTAAAATCTGGTATGAATAATTTGGCATTAAAATGTGATTATGAAGTAAATGATTCTGCTGGTGTGTTAGAATCATTTATTTCTTATAAGTACTCTGGAAGAGTAATTGCGTTTTTAGACATAGTTGGATATATGTCTACAGAAGAGGAGTGATGATATGAGTATAGATAAATTAAATCTTAAATTTGTTAATTATCAAGGACCAATAATGGATGATATTTTAATGACAAAAATAACTGATAAAATTGATGAGGTTGTTGATGGTGTTAATAACTGTGATGGTGGAGGAGGAACTGGCGGAAGTTCTGGAAACGAAGTAGTAATAGGAGACGAATCAAAAATAACAGAAGATACAAAGATATTTATAGATCCTAATGAAGTATTACCACAAGGGAATGATGTAGTAGATAGTTTAGAGGGTAATGAAACAGATAAAGCGCCTAGTGTAAAAGCAGTTAAAGAGGGATTAAAAGATGTGTATTCAACAGAAGAACAAGTAATTGGTATATGGAAAGATGGTAAACCGTTATATAAAAAAGTGTTTGATATACCAACAACATTAGATGATTCACATTGGTCTTTTTTAGATATACGTTCTATAAATATAGAAACATTAACAGATTTAACTGGAAAAGTAAATGTTACAAGTGATGTAGGAACTAAAATTCAACCTATACCTCGTGTTGTAATTGATGCTATTTCTCAATATGGTATTGGATATGGAGATATAGACGCTAATAGGATTGGTATTCAGTATGGAAGTGCTTACACAAAAATAAATAGTGGTTTTATAACGCTAATATACACAAAAACAACTGATTAGGTGGTGAAATAAATGAAATATAAAGATGAAAATGGAAATTGGATAGATATACACGTTAAAGCAATAGATAATGAACCTTTAGCATGTACTAAAATCTATTTTGGAACAACAGAACCAAATGGATATAAATTTGCCAATGGACAAGAATTATCAAGAACTGAATATGCAGAACTATTTAAAGTAATTGGAACTAATTATGGTTCAGGTGATGGAAGTACAACATTTAATCTTCCTAATATGAATGGCAGAGTACCAGTAGGATTAAACGTAAATCAAGAGTGGTTTAATACTTTAGGAAAAACAGGTGGTAGCACAGAATTACAAGAACATAGTCATATTCAAACAGTTGGTGGATTTCCGTCGGTTGATGGGAACGCTAATGGCTCTACAGAAGCGTATGGATATAGAATAACAAGTTTGGATGTTGAAACTTCAAAAGTAAATATGACACTTCCAACAGGTTCTGGAAACACTGGAAACTTACAACCATATATAACAGTAAATTACATAATAAAAGTTAAAAATCTAGCCACACTACCTCCTAATGCTGAATTAATAGATGAAAATGGAACACCAAGTGATACAAATACCTATAATGCTAATGCTATTAATGAGTTAGTGAAAGATGTTTATTCAACAAAAGAACAACAAATTGGAACTTGGTTAGGTAAACCATTATATAGAAAAACTCTACAATTTACCGATACAGTAGATTCTGCCACTGCATTAGCAAAACCACATGGGATTTCTAATGTAGACACAATTTGGATAGATACAAGCAACAGTTTTTTGAAAAGTGGAAATTCCACTTTTCCACTACCACAAGTTTGTTATTATGGTAGTTTTACAGATAGAGTAGGTGTACACGTCGACATAGAAAATATTAATATGTATAGTGAAAGTGGTTGGGGTTCTAATTGGCTTAAAATAGTAACATTAAATTACACAAAAACAACTGATGAAGAGGTGTAATATGGATAATACAATAATGACAATATTAGGATTTATAGGTGCAATGATTCCAGTTGTAGCAGTAATAATTAAACTAAATACCACTATCACTACATTAAATGTAACAATAGAACAATTAAATAAACAAATGAAAAATAGTCAATCTGATAGAAAAGATATACATGACCAATTAAACGATCATGAAACAAGAATAACTATTTTAGAAAAAGATAGGGATTAAAGACACTATTAATTAGTGTCTTTTCTTATTAGAAAGGGTGATTAATAATGTTCAAGATAGTAAATAAGGAAATACATTTAACTAGAGGAGATATAGCATGTATAGAAGTAAAAGCAACAAATGAAGATGGTACAGACTATACTTTTAAAGTGGGGGATGTAGTTAGATTAAAAGTATTCAAGAAAAAAGATTGTGGATGTGTAGAACTACAAAAAGATGTAGAAATAACAGAAGAAAGTACAAGTGTAGATATAAATTTAGATGGCACAGAAACAAAAATAGGTGAAGTAATAAATAAACCTACTACTCTATGGTACGAAATAGAATTGAATCCTGAAACAAGTCCACAAACAATTATAGGATACGATGAAGAGGGTGAAAAAATCTTTGTTTTATATCCAGAAGGGAACGATAAACTATGATAGATGCAAAAGAAAGTTTAAGTGGTAATGTACCAGACAAACAAAGTCTAACAGGAGATTTTAAAATACAAGTAGCACCAACTCCAAATATAACGGTAGGAACAACAACTACATTAGAACCTAATTCAAATGCAATAGTAGAATTAGATGAAGCGTCAACTAAGTTAAATCCTATATTCAATTTTGGAATACCTAAAGGGGAACAAGGTATTCAAGGAGAACAGGGAATACAAGGAATACAAGGTCCACAAGGAATACAGGGTGAAATCGGACCTGCTAACGTTTTAACAATAGGTACAGTAACAAAAGGTGATAATGCTGCTGCTACTATTACAGGTGATTCTCCTAATCAAACTCTTAACTTAGTACTTCCTAAAGGTGATAAGGGAGACAAAGGTGATAAAGGCGAAGTTGGTTCTATTGGACCATCTAATACATTAACAATAGGAACTGTAAGTAAAGGAAATGAAGCTCAAGCAACAATAACTGGTACTTCTCCTAATCAAGTATTAAATTTAGTACTTCCTAAAGGTGATAAAGGTGATACAGGAGAACGTGGTATTCAAGGTATTCAAGGTATTCAAGGTCCTAAAGGAGATACTGGGCCTCAAGGAACAAAAGGTGATAAAGGAGATACTGGTTCAATAGGTCCTCAAGGTCCACAAGGAATACAAGGACCACAAGGAATACAGGGAGAACAAGGACCGCAAGGAGAACAAGGTATACCAGGTAATGATTATGTTCTTACTGATGCTGATAAAACAGATATAGCAGGATTAGTATTAGCTAGTTTTCCAATAGCAGAGGAGGTTAGTTTCTAATGGCTAAATATAGTATAGAAGATACAACTTTAACTAATATAGCAAATGCTATTAGAAACAAAACAGGAGATAGTGCAACATTAAAACCTAGTGAAATGCCTACAGCTATTGAAGGAATCGAAACTGGTAGTAGTGGCGAAATGAATGTGAAAATATTAACCAAAATGTCAGGTAATATTGATGGTAATCCTAAATATATATTACAAAGACTTATAACCGAAATTCCAACAATAACAGTATCTGGTACTAGTATGCAGAGTGCATTTGAAGATTGTATCAATTTAACAAAAATTCCTACACTAAATACAAATACTATTCGGAATATGCAAAATATGTTCCGAAACTGCGCTAAATTAACAGAAATACCATTATTAAACACAAGTAACGCAACAAATTTTTATTATATGTTCGCTGATTGTGATAATTTAATAACAATCCCACAATTCGATACAAGTAACGTAAAGGACATGAGTTATATGTTTTACAATTGTTATGCATTAGAATCAATTCCTTTATTGAATACATCTAACGTAACGAAAATGGACTATATGTTTTACAGTTGTCGCAGTTTATTAGAAATCCCACAATTCGATACAAGTAACGTAACGAACATGAGTTATATGCTATACGGTTGCGATAATTTGATAACGATCCCTTTGTTAAACACATCAAAAGTAACAGCTATGACTTATGTATTTTATAGTTGCGATAAGCTCAAAACTATACCGCAATTAGATTTATCCAGTGCAACATCTATTAATTATATACTGACAAATTGCCCTGCATTAGAGAATTTCGGAGGTTTTCTAAATTTAGGCGCTGCTTATCTTACATCGAGAGCAGAAAACTACACTGCTTACAAATTAGATTTATCGAAATCTACAAAATTAACTCACGACAGTTTAATGAATGTAATTAACGGTTTATACGATATTGCTACGTTAGGTTGTAAAATACAACAATTAACAATCGGGGCAACTAATTTAGCAAAATTAACAGCAGAAGAAATAGCAATAGCGACTTCTAAGGGATGGTCGGTTGCTTAGAAAGGAGAATAAAATATGAAATTATTTACTTATACAAAACCAAGAATGATAGTAGCAGATGAGGGGAAACACATCAGAAATATAAATGATGTTTATGTACCAGAACATACTGACGAAGAAGGTAATCTAGTACCAGAACATTTTCCTTATTATTCGACTACAATATTTGTTCCAGATAATTTTACTGAAGAACAAATGTATGAATTATATATTGAAGAGCCAATAGGAGAATAAAAGCAAACGAAATAATTAATTTTATAAAGGAGGTAGTATTAGATGAAGAAAGCACTGAATGATGTAAAGAGCTTTGTAACAATACTATTCGCAATAGCTTTAGTTGCGTTACTGTTTATTGCTGTGTTTAAAAGTCAAAATATATTTGAAATAGTATTCTTATTATTTACTAATTTATGTACAGCAGTTTTTACATATTTTTTCACTAAAAAGAAAGAGGTAGAGTAGTTATGACTATAAAACAAAAACAATTAAATTTAAAACATCTAGGATATTACAAAGGAAATATTGACGGAATATGGGGTAATGGAAGTAAAGAAGCAACAAAGAAATTTCAAAAAGCATATGGACTAGTTGTAGATGGTATTTTCGGGGCAAATACAGAAGTAAAATCTATTCAAGTATGGAAAGACATTCAAAACAAGTTAAATAAGCATGGTTTTAGACTTTCTGTGGATGGTTTAGTAGGAACTAACACAATTAACGCCATCAAAGACTTTCAACTTAAAAACGACCTTTCTATTGATTATATAGTAGGTCCTAAAACAACGGCTAAATTAAATGCTGAGCCACTAAGTTGGAATGATATTAAATACTTCAAAAAATCAGAATTTACTTGTAAATGTGGATGTGGTAGTAATAACATCTCATTAGAGTTAGTAAAAATCGCCGATGAAGTAAGAAAACATTTTGGTAAACCTATGACTATTACAAGTGGGACAAGATGTTCTAAACATAATAAAAATGTTGGTGGAGTATCTACTTCAAGACATTTATCAGGCAAAGCATGTGATTTCTATATCAGTGGTGTATCACAAAATCAAATACTTGACCTTACTAATAAATTAGTATCTCAAGGAAAATTAAGATACACTTATGGAATAGCAAATTCAAGTGCAGTTCACATGGATATATTATAGGGAGTTGGTAGCCCCTGCCTAGCTTCGGCATTACAATAGAAGGACGTTGCCTATTATTAGGCTGCTACTATTAATTAAAAGCTAGTTCTCTTAATTGAGGACTAGCTCTTTTTTTATTGATTTTTATTATGATAACATATATAATAACCTTATATACTTATTTTACAGGGGTGATTATATGTCATTACAAGTTTATTATGATAATATATATAGTGCAAAAATCAATGGAAAAAACATGAAAGTCTTAATACTATATAATATATCCGGAAACCATTATGTTGGGTTCCCAGTATATGATAAAGAAAAGAAAAATACTATTAAGATAAAGTCTATTAACAAATATATTAATATAGATGAAGTAATGGATATTTCAAAAAATTCAATCAAGTCATTAATATATATAAAAGGGAAACCGTTAAAAATTTTATCTAAAGAAAGAAATTATATAAACAAAAAATTGAAAGATTCTTTAGTATCAAAAATTGAAAATGGCATTAATCCTCAAAAACAAGAGGACTTATCATATATAAAATGGGTAAAAAAAGTATTAGATTTAAATACTGCTTCAATAAAAATGCAAAACTTAAAACCTAGACAAATATATTGGGTTGATTTTGGTTTTAATGTTGGTTCAGAGTTAAGAAAGTTAAGACCAGCAATTTTATGGAGAAGTACTGCCGATAAAAAAGTTTGGACAGTTATACCATTGAGTACAAAATGCAAACAAGACAATTACTATTTTCATTATGATTTATTATCAGTCAATGACTGTTCAATTAAAGTTGAATCAATGATGAATTTTAGTTATAAAAGAATTGAAAGTGCTTATTTTGCTAAAAATGTTAAAGCATATATAAATGATGATGACTTTAATAACATAAAAGAAATTTTAAAAAAATATTATACATTTACATTTTAAATACCCCCCTCATATGAAAAAAGTTGACATTTGCTAGTATATATGCTATATTAATGTTACATTTATTTGTGCATGTTGAAAAACATGGAAGTTGTTATTTCAAAAAGCAGAGTTTATCTCTGTTTTTTGCTTTTCTTTGAATAAAAATGTACTTAATTACATAACATAATAACACGTTAACGTATGCACGTAATGTGGATTTTTCGTTTAGGTAATCCTAAGCGCACTCATGAGTTTAGAGGGATATTTCCCTCTTTTTTTGTGTCTTTCTACATATTCCGACACAATTCGACAAAACAATATTGTAGAATATTCGACTCGAGGGGGAATAATATGAAATCAAGAATATTAAAAGACTATCAATTACAATGTTTTAAAAGAGATATTAAAGTAAATAGTGATAGTATAATATTAACTGTTAATGATGAAAAAAAGAACGCATATTACGTTCTTGATGGTTCTACGAAACACAGAATTGATTACTGGTATGCTGTGTTATATTTTTAGTTTTTCGTTAAAATATTTTTCAATCTTACAACTGTATTTATCTGATATAGTATCTATGTGTTCATCGTTAATTAGTTTAGCTTTTTTCTTTTTATTATCATAAAAAACAATATTATCTAAATTTAATATACAAGACTTGTGAACTCTAATAAAATTATCATTTAAAAGTGGTTCAATATGTGATAATGGTAATCTAATGTTATAATTTTGTTCTTTACATTGGATTACTGTTTTTCTTTCCATAATTAAAAAATACATTATGTCTTCTGTGTTGAAAGCGTAGAATCTTTCTTGGTCTCTTAAGTATATTTTTTCCATAAATTACCTCCGATACTGCTAGAGATAACTTTATTATAGCATTAACATATAGCAATTGGTACTAATTAAGTGAATCCCCCTGGGTTTTGGTAAACAACTTGAGAAATTGATGTAATATTTTTAAAATCCAAACAATTAGCAAGTGCTCTATTAACAATTACATTTCCAACCATCAACATTCCTAAGTTGCCTTCACCAACAGCTTCAGCCCTCATAAGTCGAGCTAAAAGATCAACTTCTTTTTCATTATAACTAATTATTGCCATTTTACCACCTAATATAATATATGTATATCATTTTTAATTATGTTTTCGATAAATATATTGTATAAAAAAAAACTTTATGTTATAATCTTATTATATTTAAACAGGGGTATAGTTTAATGGTAGAGCGACGGTCTCCAAAACTCTTGTTATTGAGAGATTAAATGCCAATTTAACCCTTATAAACATTGACTTTGTTAAAACTACCCTTTCAAAGTGTGGTCACCTTTGGTGGCAAAGTCAAAAAAATAGTTCAATATAAAACGAACTGAAACAAATAAAAAAATGTTAAAAAACACAATAAATGTGTTATAATAAGTTTGCTCTAAAAAGAGCTTTCTAGGGGCATGATGTAATGGTAACATAGTGGTCTCCAAAACAGCTAACAGGGGTTTAAATTTTTGAAGAATAAAAACGCCACAAAACCTTATAAAATAAGGAAAGTTAAAAAAATCAATTGTTGAAATTTTAAAAAATGTACGAAAAAAGTACCAAAAATGTACGAAATTGCTTAATTAATGTTAATTTATCTTAATTAAAATCAGTTAATTTAGTCCATTTTTTATCGTTATTTTTGTTTGTACATCTTGATTAAAAATGATAAATCATATATAATAAAATCACTTTTTAAAAATTAATTTTTTTCTAAAAGTAATTTGTTTATAGGGAATTAGTTTAATGGTAAAATTTCGGTCTCCAAAACCGCGGTTAAGTGTTCGACTCACTTATTCCCTGCCACTGAAAATTCACGATTTAATCTTTAAAATTAGGGATTAAATCGTTTTTTTATATTCATATAAAAATAGACTTGCAATATCTTTCGAACAGAGTTAACATACAAACGATGATAGAAAGGAGTTTGCAAATTGAAAAAATTAACAAAGTATTATACTATAAATGAGGGAGTCTTAACTTTATATAATGTCATTGAAGCTTTACAGAATTTATTTGATGGTTCACTACCAGATGACATTAATATTATCGTTGATGATTTGATTAACAAGTGTTCTGAAAACTTAGATATTGAGGAAGAAAAACTAAAGAATATTGATATGGATACAGAACTTGTAAGAAAAAGAATTTATGAAATATCAAAAGAATAAGTATATATATATTATACAAATGCTACTCCCCTGTTTTATTTTAAACATAAAAACTTGTTTTAGATTGTAAAAAACATTAAAATATATATTAAGAAAAGGAAAGTTAAATTATGAATAATACTAGATTAAAAGAATTAAGGACTAAAAATAATTTCACATATCAGATGATGGCGAATGAATTAAATGTGAGTAAAACATTTTATTGGCAAATAGAACACGGTGTTCGAAAGTTATCATATAAAATGGCATTTGATATTGCTAGAATATTTGGATTAAAACCAGATGATATATTTTATGATGAATTTTTAAATTATAATGATGAAGTTGCTTCATAATTATATTGATAATTAAAAGAAAGTAAAAATATTATTATTTTATTATTTTACTTTCTTTTTGTTTTATTAAACAGAATTATTTTTTAGTTGATAAAGTTTCAATAAAGTTTATAACCTTGTCTTTATCACTTTGTGATAATAAATAATATTTATCTAATTCATGTGATTTACCAACTAAATAATCAATTGAACATCCTAAAACTTCACTTAATCTATATGCAATAGGAAGTGAGGGAATACGAACTTTTTGTTCATATGCCTCAATAGATGAGTTACTAACTCCTACAAGATGTTGTAATTTTACTTGTGAATAACCTTTTTTTATTCTTAAAGTTTTAAGATTGGACATATCAATTTTTTTCTTTAATATACTGAATTCTTCCCTATTATTTCTCACTATATACCACCTAATACTATCATAAATTAAAACAAACTTACAAAATCTTACACCAAGTAAGACAAAAGTAAAAAAATATGATATAATATTTTTGTAAAAAAATTTAATAATCAAAGTGGTGATTAAATGATAGATTATAATGAGTTAAGAAAACGACTTGAATATGAAAATACTATAAATAATTCGAAATCAGAACTTAAAAAAGTTGAAGATTTAATAATTGAAATTGAAGGTCAATTAAATAATCTTGGAACAAAAGAGAATAGTTTAGAAATCGTTAAAAAAAACAATACAATAATAAATAAATTGTTTAATAATAAAAAAATTAAGGAACGAATAAAGATTGCCGAAAAAGATGTTGATGAATTTGTAAAACTACATGGTTCTAAAGAAGAAATCCAAACTAAACTGAATGATTTATATGAAAAAAAAAGATATTATGAAACATTAATAAAATCAATGGATAGTTCTAAATCTTTTGATAATAATCTTGTCGAAATGAATGAAGATGGAATTTTAGTAATCGATGCCGATAAGCATAATAATGTTGATATATCATATGGTCAGGAGGGAAAATTAAATAATGATGAATTTATGCTAGTTCACTCTACTGGGCATTTTCCTGATAATCACCAAATTTTATCTGGATATGATGGTAACAAAATTGATAAAGAAAATACTTCATCAGAAACAGTAGAATTCGAATATGAAGGAGTAAGGAAAAGTTTTCCTAATTATTCTACAAGAAGAACAACTCACTTTATTTTAAATTCAGTTGTTCAAGACCATGGATTTGGAAAATTTGGAAGCGAATATATTGTGTTGGAAAATGCAAAAAACCATTCTGGCGAAATAAGAAGAAAAAGTGCTGGGGACACATGGATTCCACATTCGGTAGAAATATCTGATGCATCTATTCTTATGGTTAGACATGATGTCTATGACAAATTAACTGAAGAACAAAAAAACATGTATAAAATAATTATATATAAGGGCGATAAAAAGAGAGCAGTAGAATTACTTTTAAATTCAATGGGATATAGTGCTTTAGAATATAATATAAACGACACTGGACACTCTCTGTCATCCGATATAAAAATAGAAGGAAATTTGAAAGCAAGAAACATTGTTATGAGTTATATAAACAATTATAAAGATTATTCAAAAGAAGATTTTTCTATTTCATCAGAGATGATGTCTAAAATGTTTGACGTCTGGTTTAAAGGTCATGGCGAAGGTAAAAATTCAAAAATGATATGGCGTGATGATGAAAAAGTGAACAATAAAATTATTGAATTGTGTAAAGAAAAAAATATTGATCCCAATTTATTAAATTTTTATATTAAAATGGGTATAACATATGAAAATGGAGTTTATAAATCACTACAATATGAGCAAATTTATAATTTATACGAATATTTTGATAATGAAGAAATTAATGTAGATTTTATTAATAATTATATAGAAAGTCAACATTTGCAAATTATTCAACAAAACATTAATAATAGTTCTATATTAGCAACTAAAACTAATAATGATGTTTCTAATATGAAGTTTGAGGATATAAACAAACTAGAAAATTTAGATTACAGTAGGAATTTACAAATTCAATTAAACCAAGTAATTAATAGTATAAATGGTTTATTACATGCTGGTGGTGCAAATGTGTCTTTTACTGAAAATGGGTTAAAAATAAATTTGACAACTGATTATAATAATTTAACTAATTATGCTAATGAAGAATTTAAATTTTATCCTACAAAAGAATGTGTTTCAGGTAATGATAAATGGAAAGAAGTAACTTTTATTATTGATTGTAAAGGATTAACATATCATGAAATTATTGATAAAGTTAAAAACTATGTTCACTCAGTTAACAATAGATTATCATCGTCTATTTCAAAGTCAGAACAAATTGAGCAGTTAAAACAGTATAAAGATGAATTAACTAACACCCAAAAGATAAATGTTGAAGAAGTTAGAAAGGGATTATAAAAATGGAGGAAAGATTATGAAAAATATAAAAATTAAAAAGTTAGAAAAATATGTGGATGAAGAACATGAGGAAATTGTATTTTCAGTGTACAAAAATAAATCAGTGAATTATTATAGTTTTGCCTTTGAGTATGAATTAGAAGAAGGAGAAGGACAATATCCTCTAGAAGATTTACTAGATAAATTTAGTGTTTCCTGTCATGGAGATTATTATGGACAAGAATTTGAAGAGGATGGTGTAAAAAAAGCTATAGTAGAAGTAATTACATCATCTGACAGCATTAGAGAATTAATAGATATTTTAAGTTTATCAACGATTATCGATAAACAAGTAAATAATTTTACATTTAAAAATTATGAATATTTAGGTATAAACTATGGGGATGCAAAGATAATTATTAATGATAAAGAAATTATTGTCCCTATTTATGCAACTAGAAATGTTAGAAATGAAACAGAAACTTTCTGTATGAAATATCCAGAAGGACAACTTAGCAGTACGTTTAAAAAGGGTTGTGATATATCTGAATATATTAATGGTGATGTAGAATTAGAATATGTAATGTTAGATGATTCAAAAGCATTTGTAATATACAAAAAAGATAATCAAGATTATCAATTAGTATATGATATAAAAGGATTTGTTAAAGATGAATTAATTCCGTAATTTAGAGGTGAAAAGATGAAATTAATAGAAGAGAAGATTTTAAAAACTAGTCAACAACATGAGATTAAAAAAATGAAATATATATCAGAAAAATTTGTTGATATCAATTATGTGTATGGCATATTATTAGGTTTAAAAAATAATAATGAATTTGTTTTTTATAGCGCATCAGCAAAAGATAGTTATCCATTAAGAGATGGAGGATGTATTGCTGAATGTAGTTCAATAAAAGAAATAGATGAATTTATACATAAAGTTGATAAATCCGAAAAAGAACAAGGAGCAGATTGGGAAGATATATTTATATATGGCAAAATAAACGAAATTAAAATAGGTGTTACGTTTAGATTAGAAGAAAAAAATATTTGGATTAGTTGCCCTATAAATTTTGATTTTGATTTTGAAAAGTTCCTACTTGATTTAGAAAATAATATATAAGAGAGATTTTTACAAATGGATGAATTAGTAGTAGAAGTAGGAATGAAATTAACTCAAGATTTAATTTATTATCATGATTTATTAGAAAATCATGGATTAAAACTGGTTTTTAGTTGTATTACTCAAGATTTATATTATACAAAGGATAATTTAGAAGGTATGACTGAAAATCAGATAAAAAACCATTGTATAAGATTAAGGATATGTAATGCTCTTAATAAAGAGAATAATAATACCGATAAAATTTATGAAAAAGAAAAAGAATTGATTACCGATGGATATAAAAAGGTGTTCGATACAAAAAAGATTGATTTTCAATATTGTAATGATACAATGAAAAGTAGAGTTCAATTGCAAATTATAAAAGATATTGGATTATTAGTTTATTATGATAATCCTGATTATTATAATTATCCACTTGAAGAACAAAGAAACTTATTGTTAGAAGAATTAAACACATATGGTTTTAATTTTAAAAATACTGATTTAGGATTAGACAAGTTAAGAACTTTATATTATAAAAAAGAAATGTATAGTTATAATCAAAATGGATAATATTTTATTTTTTGAATAATAATACATATTGTTTTTAAATTTGTTACAATATTTAATAAAAAGGCAGTGATGAAATGAATAAAAAGTATGTAAAAGTAATGTTTGGAACAACTAGTGGTGCTAAAAGTGATTTTGAATATAAACTTAATGAAGTCAATATTAGTAATAATTGGAATCCGAAAGCAACTAGTGGAAAAGATTTTGGTGGTTTTAATTATACAACCGAAGATTGTATATTAAGATGGCTTCACAGAGGTGACACTTTATATGATGTAGAAATACCAAAAGATGCAGAAAATATTAAACTTGATGGTGCAACAACTATCTATAGAACTAACAAAATAATAATTAAAAACCCAAGAAAAATAACTGATGAAATGGCATTAGAATTTTATAAGATTTCAAACATTCCTGAAAAGTCTTACTATAAAGCATTAGGTGTTGTTACAATTATGAATTATAAAAAAACAGCTTATGCTATTCTTAAAGACAAAGTTAATTTTGGTAACATTAAAGAAGTATTAGATGAATGGAATGATTTTATTAGTCATGGTGGAAAAAATGACAGAAAAGACATTAATGGATTTGTTAAAGAAATTAATGATCATTTATACAAAATTAAGAATTCTATTTCTGAATAGAAGAAATATTAAATTTTATAGGAGGAATTGTAAATATGGAAAATGAAGTTTATAATGAAATAATAGAAAAATATCATATTCAAAATTATATGGATTTATTATCAGTGTGTTTAGGTCAAGGAAAGGCACGACAAAAAAAGTTTATAGAATATTTAGGAGATAATGCAGATAAAGATTTTTCTGTAGATGTTCCAAATGCAAAATTGACTATTGGAAGTTTAACTTTTGATATAGAATTCATTGGTTCTTCATCACAAAGTGATGGAACATGGTTATGGGCAGATGCTAACAGAAGTTTTATGAAAGAACATACTCAAACAGTTAAACAATTATATAGTATTGGAAAAAAATATAATATAAAGGAATTTTTAGAAGCAAAATCACAATTATCAACTGAAATTACTGCACATAATATGTCAAAAATTGCTTGTATATTATTAAGTAATAATTTATGTTATTATGCAGGAACTGACAGTGGAATAACATTGTCAATGTTTGTTAAAAATTTACCTAGTTCAATATATGAACCAATAGATACTATAAAATTCAATACTATTGTTTTAGAATGTATAAGTTCATATAATATCAATCATAAATTATTTGTTCAAAGTTTTTTAGAAATGAATAAATGTATCGTTAGTTTTGAGGATAATAAAACAATTGGTACTTGGGAAAATGGTAATAAATACATTGTAGAATTTGATGAGAACGGTAGAGTTAAAAATGCTAATATGAATATGATTAGTAATTAATATTATAAAGAAAAAAATACTGAATTATTTAACATTAAATTTAATACTTCAGAAGAAAATTCAAATATACAAAAATTTTCCAAAGAAAAGTGCAATAATGCACTTTTTCTTTTTGAAACTACACTACTCTATTATATTCAAAATCACTTTTTGTAAAGTAAATGTTAAAAAGCTGTATATTATTTTAGATTTTAATTATTTTTGATATAATGTAACTGTAATATCATTAATGTTAATTATCAAAGTGAAAAATAAAGTTAATTATATATTATGAAAGAAAGTGAAATATGTATTCAGTAGAAGAAAAAGCAATTAAGTTTGTTATTAAAGCATTTGAAAATAAAAAAAGAATTAAAGAAAATATTAATTTATCATTTCATAGTATTTCGGTTGGTTTTATGTTGAAAGATATTGGCTGTGGTGAGGATGTTGTTGTTAGTGGATTACTACATGACATTATAGAAGATACTAATTATAATTACGACTATATATTAAATATGTTTGGTAAAAATATTGCCGATAATGTTCTTGCACTTTCTGAAAATCAAAATATTACAAACTTTAAAGAATGCAAATTAGAATTTATAAATAGATTGTATAATCAAAATAAAAATATTATTTTAATTGAAGTTGCAGATAAATTACACAATTTGCTTTCTGATTATAATTTATGGAAAGAAAAAGGTAAAGATGCCCTATCAACATTATCGACTACTTATGAAATGAACAAATGGTATTATTTAGAAATGAAAAAGTTATTTAATGATAAGTTAGATAAAAATAATAGTTTATTGGTAAGATATAATGAGATTTGTGATTTATATTTTAAATAGTAAAACATGTTTATATAATGATTTGTATGACAATATATTATATCAATAAGGAGAATTGTATGATGAATAAAAATGATAAAATACGTGGTTCTTTAATAGGTGGTGCAGTTGGTGATGCACTTGGATATCCTGTAGAATTTGCTAATTTTTTAAAAGATAAAGAGGTAACTAGATTTCAAGATAAAGGAATAATATCTGATGATACACAAATGACATTGTTTACTGCTAACGCATTAATATGGAGAGAAACAAGAGTTAATTTAAGAGGCATTGCAATGCAACCTTCTGACGCTATTTTCCTAGCATATAAAGATTGGTATAGTACTCAAAGTAATTATGACAATGAAAACTCTATTTCATGGATAAAAATATTACCTGAATTGAATGTACAAAGAGCACCAGGTAATACCTGTTTAAGTGCTTTATCATCAAATAAAAAGGGAACAATAGATGAACCTATAAATAACAGTAAAGGTTGTGGAGGTGTCATGAGAGTTGCACCAATTGGGATGTATATAAAAAATCCAGAAAAAGCAGGAATAATTAGTGCAGAAGCAAGTGCTATAACACATGGACATGCTCTTGGAGTAATTCCTGCCTATGTATTTGCTGTATTAATAAATTATTTAATAAATAATGATATTAGTATTGAGGATGCTCTTAATAAATCAATGGATTTGTATAATCAAAAATTCAATAAATATGAATTAAGTGATAAAATCGAATTTATTAATATTATTCAAAAAGTAATTGAATTAAGCAAGAAAAAAATATCAGATGTAGAGGCAATTAAATTAATTGGTGAAGGATGGGTTGCTGAAGAAGCATTTGCAATAGCAATTTATTCATGTTTAAAATATCCTAATAGTTTTGAAGATGCTATTGTGTGTGCAATTAATCATGGCGGAGATAGTGATTCAACAGGAGCAATTGCAGGTAATATTATGGGGGCGCATTTGGGATATTCTAAAATACCAAATTACTATGTTGAAGACTTAGAACTAAAAGATGTTATATTAGAATTAGCAGATGATATGTCAATAGATGTGCCTGTATCAGAATATAAGGAAGATAATGATAAATATTGGTTAAGTAAATACCTTTATTGCAGTAGAGATATAAATTTAAAAAATAAAGGGTGATAAGATGGAAATAATTAAAGAAAAATCAAAGAATTGTTGTATATTTAATAAACCAGAGTTAGAATTTAAAGAAAATAAAGATTTTAGTGTAGTAAAGGAATATGGTGAAATACCAGCACCAAATAACTGTACAAGAAATTTATTGAAATGTAATAAATGTGGAGCACTTTTTCTATCACAGTCTTTGGAATGGAACATAGATGGAAATGATAATTATTATACCGACTATATTCAAGTAAAAGATATTATAGAAGCAGATAAGTTAAACAATCAATTGGATGCTTTAAAATTTAGAAACAAGAATAATCCCATGATTATGATTGATAGTGATAATACAGTTCGATATATATTCCCAGAATCTAATACTAATGATGAACAAGAATATGCAAAGGAATTAGTTGAAAATGCTGAAAAAATAATTAAATCTATAGAACAACAAGAATCTGAACAAGTCAATGACCAATCTAAAAAAATCATTGATACAACTGTTAAAGTTGAAATTGATAAGAACGAATACGATATATTAAAAAAACTTGAACAAGAGTATATGGATTTTGAATTTGTTGATTTTGCTATAAAACTTTATAGTGGTAGTGTTATACCAATAAATCATCCAAATTATAATGATGATAGAATTGATATAGAGATTTTTGGATTAGATAAATATTCTATTAATATTAATGGACAAAAATATAATATTAATAGTCAACAATTATTTAATAAAATCAAATCATTTGTTACAAATAATCTAGATACATTAATTAAATGTTCAAAAGCACAAAATAATTTATATTTAAATTCTAATTCCTATGAAGGTGGAAATTCTAGTTATATTAAAATAAAATACGGACAGTTAATCATATATATTAATGGACAAGTAAGCGGTAATATTGGGAATTTTTGTGAACAATTTATTGATATTGTTAAAAAACTAATTATTGATGAGGGTGAAAAAACAAATTTTAATTATTTTGATGAAATGATTGGAAAAATTAAAGATGAAAAGAAAACCGACCTTGAAGATGAATTCACAAAATATTGTAAACTTTATGAAGAAAAATTTGGCAAAAAAGCATATATTGCTGAACCTGGTGGAACAAAAGAACAAACAATAAATGCAATTAAAATTTGTTTAGAAAAAGATGAAGATTTATTAGATAAAATACTGTATCCTACTGGTGATGATGACATAAATAATAGAGTAATGTATTAAAAATATATACAAAAAAGGAGAAATTTAATAATGGATGTTTTTATTAAACCGTTAGAAGGAATTATTATTAATAACAAAAATATAAATTTGGGAATGAATAAAGAAGATATTATTTCAATTTTAGGAGACCCAGAGATAATTTATAATAGGAAATATTGTACTAGAAGTTATTATTATAATAGTGAACTTGCTATAGATTATGATCTAAATAATAATGTAGAGTTTATTGAATTTTTAGGTGGAATAGAAGGTAATCTAAATCCTATAATTTACGATTTTTCAATATTTAAAGAAGATGATGAAAAAATAATTAATTTATTAAAAGAAAAAAATAAAGGGATTGTTGATGATTCAAATAAACCTTATTCCTATGTTTTTCATAAAATTAGCGTTGGTGTTTCAAAAGAACTTAATAGTGAACAAAAAAATCAAATTTCTACAATAGGTATTGGAGTAAAGGAATATTATTCATGACAAGAGAACAATATAAGCAAAGCGTTAAAGATATTATGATTCACAAAAACCCCTATGGTGTATATCATCAACAGAATTTTAATACATACCAAGCATATGATGAAATGACTCCTATAAATTCAGATATTATAAATAACATGCCTAATGCATCAATTGTTTTAAGTGAACAAGTTTATGAAATGTTATTAGCCGTTCAAGAAGCAACAATATCAACAAATCAAGAATTTCCTTTTTTTCTATATGGTAAAGAAACGGGAAATAATCAAATAGAATTTACTGAGTTTATGTCAGCAAGTAATAATAGACAAAATGCTGCTGCTAGTTTTAATCAAACAATGTTAAATAATTTGCAAAGTAGAATTAATGGCAATTTAAATAATGGACTAGTAGTTTGTCATGGACATTCACATCCACCAATAGGAAATTTTCATCAGAATTTTTCACTAGGTGATTTCACATCATATATGGAAATGAATCAAGAAAACTCTGTATTCAAAAATAAACAAGTAGAACTTACAAGTTGTTTAGTAACTAGTACAGGTGATATAAATTTTGTTTTCTATGATAATGCAAATCAAAATTTTTATAGATTTACAAATGTATTTGTTAAAGATGCTAACAATAACTATACACCTGTTAATTGTTATGGTATGAATCAATCAGAACAACTAAGCAATGGTGGAATAACAAGATAAATAATCAATGTTTTATGTATTGATTATTTTTTTTATATTTGTTGTGTAAACTTTTTTGGTTTTCATTAACAAAAATGCATTTTGTGATATAATTGTTTTATAAGATAGGAGAAATAAATATGTTGGTAAAAAAATTTAAGGAAGATTATATTGATAAAAGTATGGTGGAATTAGTAAAAGAAAGAAACAAGATACTTGAAAATATAAAAAATTATGAAGATAAATTTATATTTAATAATCCTAATTATAGTGAGGTTATGTATTCAAAACCTAGTCCAAAAACAATGTATGAAATAAATAATGAAGATTTAATAATGTTAACTGAATTAATTATGGAAAAAAATAAAATAGGAAATACAGACAAATGTCAAAACCTAATTGATGAATATGTAAAAAAATTTGGAGGATTCCCACATTATTTGTTTATGGGGGCAGATGAAGAAATTATAATTCAAACAATAAAAAATGCATTAAATAGTGGAAAAGAAATATCAACAAGTGAGTCAAATATTGATTATTAATGATTATATTAAACTAATAAAGGATGTGAGTAAAAATGTATAATGAGTCAATTAAAGCAGAAAATAAAATAATAACTAATAATGATTTAACGCAAATATTTCAAGCAATGGGAGAAACATTAAAAAAGTATCAAAAAATAGCTATGCAAGAAGAACAAATAAATCAAAATGTAGATTATATGCAACGAGCTTATTCCTTTAAAGATGAAGGAAGTAAAATGAAAGTTACAGTTGATTTTTATGATAATACGGATATAACTTTTGATAACTATGATAATTTTGCAAGTATTTTTTATAGTAGGTTAGATGAAATAAAAAGTTTAGATGTATATTATTCATTAACATACAATGTAATTACACCAGCACCAGCTAGAAGTAATGAATATTATCATCAATCAATTCAAATGCATATTAACGAAAATAAATTAGATATATCAGTAAAATTAAGTAGTCAAGATCATAAACTAGATGATTTATATAATTTAATTAAAAACATAGTATTAAATGCTCCTGAAAAATATGACATGATAATAAAGAAAAAAAGTTCAATAACAAATACAGTTGCTTTTGCAACTGGTATGATACCTGCAATAGTTATATCAACAATATTATTATTTGTTCCTGGAATAAACACAATATTTTTAAAAGGATATGTAGTATATCCAATATGCTGTGTGGTTCTAGCATATCTTATAGGAAGTGTTTTTGCATCATCAAAATTAGATAAATATTATAGTCCTATTATGCCAGAAAAAAAATATGCTGGATATAGTGATGGACATGCAGTATATAAAGATGATGTGGATAAATTTGTTGACACAAGTGAAATATTAATTGGTAAGAAAGTTAATAATTTATCTCATAGAAATCAAATACAACAAGAATATAACAAACATAAAGAATTAATACCTAAAGAATTATTAGTATTAATAGTTATATCTTTAATAGTAATAATTCTAGGATTATTTGTTTAATTATAACAAAATATTAAGTTGGTGATTATGTATGAACTTATTTAACAGAAAATTAAATAGAAATTTATTGGTAGATAAATTAATCAAGTATCGTAAAGAAAATGAATACAATGATAATAATTATTTTTTAGATTATATAAATATCATAACAGAAGAATTTTCAAAACATAAATTTGTTAGTGATTCGGATTTTCTTCTAAAAGGCAGAAGAAAATTTTTAGTTAATGAATTTTATGATATATTAAAAGATGAAGATAATTATAACAAAAAACATTTCATTGATAATCCACTTTATTTTGCATTAGGTCATATAGAAGAAATATTATTTGGCATTAATACTGTTTATCCTGATGATGTTGATGAAGAAAAACGTGAAATAACAGAAAATGGAAGTTATAAAATTGCTGGTATATATATAAAAGAAATAAGAGATATAGATGAAAGATATAACAGAAAGAAAATTATATGTTTAGAAGAAAAACAATTAATAGAAAAAATGATTGAGGATTTTAAAAGTAAATTAAATTAAAAGAAATGAGGATTAATATGGAAATAATTGTACAAGGAAAAGGAAAAGAATTTTTTACTCCAAATGAAGTGACATTAAATTTTACATTTACAATAAAAGGACAAACATATGAGGAAGTTTTAAGAGAAGGTGTCAAAAATGTACAATATTTTGTAGATGAATTACTATTACAAAATAATTTTGAAAAAGAGAATTTGAAGACAAGAAACTTTGTAATTAAAGAAGAAACAAGATATGATAATTTAACACATCAAAATATTTTTGAAGGATTTTCTTTTAATCAATATGCAACACTAAAATTTGACTATGATAAAGAGAAATTAGCAACTATGATGGTTTCTATATCAAAATTAGATAATGCACCAATGTGTCAAGTGGACTTTGGTGTTAAAGATGAAAAAGACTGTAGAAAAAAGATATTAGCAAAAGCTTATAAAGACGCTGAAGAACAAGCATTGGCAATTGCAGAAGCTGCTGGAAAATGTTTAAAACAATGTGCTAAAGTTGATTTCAAACCATTTACGAGTGATTATCATTCAAGAGCAAGATATGGTTCTGATATTATGTATGCAGAGAAAGCAGTTGCAGGTGTAGCGCAAACTATTGCTAATACGTTTACTCCAGAAGATATAGTATTGACTGAAACGCTATATTGTTTATGGAACGCTGAATAATTGTTTGACGAGGTGTTTCAAATGGAAATGATTAGTCCTGAAATTTTTAAAGAAAATAATACTAATAAAACTTATGATGAATTATTAGAAATAAAGGAAAATATTAAAAATAAAATAGAAATACATGAAAAACTATTAAATGATATTTCATCATCTATTTTTTCAGAAGAAGATTTGAAACTAATGATAGATATGAATAAATCTTATTTAATTGAAATTGATAAATTAATAAACTCACTAAAATAATCTTAAGAGTTAAAGGTGTTTTGTTTAGGAGGTAATGACAATGAACATTGAAAATATTGCTATAGTTAGAGCAACAAATATAATACCATTTGATGGTGTAGTAAAACCATTAAGTAATGAACCATATTTATGTAAAAACATCAGTGGTGAATTTGAAGCAGCAATAAGTAAATGGCTAGATGAATTAAAAATAACTCCAGAACAAGATTATTCAAGAGTATTTGAAGACGATTATTATGATAGTTATGTACATAAATGTGGACAAATATTAAAAGAGTACATCCCCTATACATCCGATTATAATTCTACTGTTTTATTTTCATTAAATGGTATTTGTCCTGACGATAATGAAAATGGTTTTGGTAATAATACTTTTTCTAATAAAAAATGTGCAGTAATTGATTCATTAGTTTATCATGTTGAACGAGCAGTTTCATTAGTTCCTACAGATACAGCAATTAAAGGTAATGTTGAATTATCTGAAGAAGCAATTATATTAATTGAAGAAGAAACTTTTAATAATTTAACAGATGAACAAAAGATTATGTTAGGTAATTTAAAAGTTAAAATTAAACTATTTAGAGGTAGTTTAAAAGATGCAATAAAATCAGAATTAAAAGAAAGTGGTAAATATATACCAGAAGACTTAGATTTATCAAATAGTTCTGGTGGATTTCAAGAATCAGAAACTAGTGAAATGCAAAAAGAATGTATTAATAATATACGCAATACTTTTGGATTATCACATTTAAAATATTATAATTTAATTACATCAAGAGATGGTACTGATATTCCAAAATATGATGAAATAAAAGATGAATTTACAAATGCTTATAAAGTAAGAGACTATTATGCAGAACGATTTTTAATGGAATTATTAAATGCAATAAATGCACCTGAAGAAATTAAACAACAATTACATAGAAATTTGAATAATAGGATTTACATGGAAAAGATTGTTGAAATGTTAAAAGTTTTCGGTATAGAAAAATATAAAATTTTTGTAGAACAGTATAATAAAAATTTAGAAATTGAAAGAGAAAATGGCATATTACCTACACCAGAACAGATAGTAAATAATAATATCAATAATAATCTTCATATGTAGAAAGTAGTAATTAAATTATGAACTTTTTAGCACAAATTTTAGGTTGTTTTGGACTAATATTTTTAATAATTAGTATTCAAAACAATAATAAGAAAAAAATATTATTATTTCAAATATTTGCAAACATATTTTATGGATTACAATATATAACATTAAATTCATTTTCTGCTGGATTAATGAGTTTGGTTTCATTAATAAGATGTGTGATATTTTATAAATATAGTGAAAAAAGTAAAACAACACCTAAATATATTTTATTTATATTATTATTAATAATTTGTATAATTTCAATATTTACTTATAATGGAGTTATTAGTTTAATTCCAATACTAGCAACAATTCTTTATACGTATGCAACATGGCAAGATAATTTAAAAAAATTTAGAATTATAACAACTTTTGTTGCACTTTTATGGATTATATTTAATTCTTTTGTTGGTGCTTATATAGCATTAATTTCAAGTGTTTTTGAACTTTTTAATGGATTGGTATCTATTTATAGGTTTGATATAAAAAAAGAAAAAAATAAATAAATTAAATTTTTATTTAAAATAATAATTAAATGTGTGATACAATATAAATAATAGATAAGGTAGTATTAAATCTATTTGATTTTTTACTACCTTATTTTTTTAATTTTAGTGAGGAGAATTAAAATGATTAGGGAAAAAGAATTAATTTGGGGTACAAATTATGGTAAGGTGAAATTATGTATAAAAGATAAAATGGACGAGAAAAATATCAGTATTAGCAAGATGAGTCGCTTAAGTGGATTAAAATATGATGTTGTTTTAAATTATTATTATAATCGTATTCATATATATAATGCTGATATTTTAGCAAAATTTTGTTATGTTTTAGACTGTCCTATCTCTACTTTGGTAATTTATGAAAAACCCATAAAATAAGGTGTTTAAGAGGATTAAAAATTATAAATTAAGAAAAAAATAAGAAAAATAATAGAAAAAAATCAGAAAAAAATCAGAAAAAACTTCTGATTTTTTTCTGATTGAAAAAATTATGTCAAGTGATATAATGATTATAATAGCAATAACACTGTGGATAGATAAATGAACGTCCAAAAACATTCTTTGAAATTCAACCATAAAGTTCAATTTTTCAAGCTCTACCCTACTATTGCTAGAAAAAAACAGAATGAAAAATTTTGTAAGAAAAAAACTCAAAATTCCTTTCAGAAGGAGTTGTTTTTTTATTTATTTATGATATTATATAAAGCAAAAATTAATTTGTTTACCATTTGTTGGCAATATAATCGAGGGAGTTGATACATTATGTTTAACCAAAAACATTACATACACATTTATTTTATGCTGATACATAATCAATTTAACGGAACAATTGTCGACAATAGTATTAATGATATAACAAGAGAGTAAAAACTTAGTTAGAGGTTTTTATTCTCTTTTTATATAGATACAAGGGAGGGAGGAACATATGAATCCAAATCAATATTTATCAAACTTTATAGTTAATCAGTTTAATGTGAAAAAATTTCAAAAAATGATTAAGGCATTCTTAAATCTAGTTGAGAATTTTCAAGTGCTGATTGATGCAGATGATTACTACATTAAAATCACGCCAACATATGAAATAAAAGTTGGGGGAAGTAAAAAACCTACTTCATCTAAAATTGAATCATTTGTATTTAATCAATATAATACAATTGAAAAACAAAAAGAGTTGTTATTAAAATTTAAAAATGCTCTTAATTCTCTAAATGAAATAGAAAGGAAAGTATTCGTATCAATTTTCATTAATAATTTAACAACAGCAGATTTATGTGAAGATTTAATTATCTATCCTGATAAATTAAATGTTATTAAAAAAAGTGCCATTGTAAAGTTTTGTTTAAAATTAGGATTTGACAAATTTATGGATATTTTTAATTGAAATATGGGATTTGAGTTTATAGGGAGCTCGTATAAAAAAACTAAATATGAAATAGAAAGTGAGGTGATTATGAATCGTGTCTTGTAGTCCATACTATGAAACTGAAAATGGTACTCTATACAAAGGTGATTGTTTGGATGTAATGGATTATCTTATTGAAAATAATGTTAAAGTAGATGCAATTATAACTGACCCACCCTATGCAGTAACTGGTTATGAATGGGATCAGCTTATTCCATTTGATAAAATGTGGGAACGCTTATTAAAGCTAATTAAAGATAATGGTGCTATCGTACTTTTTGGAAATGAACCATTTAGTAGTAATTTAAGAATGAGTAATTCTGAATTGTATAGGTATGATTGGAAATGGGTAAAAACTCAAATAACTGGTTATCAAAATGCAAAATATCAACCACTTCGTTGTTATGAGGATGTTATGATATTTTCAAAAGGTGGAGCAGTTGCTCATTCAAAAACGCCTATGGTATATTATCCACAGGGAATAATAGCTGTTAATCTTAAAGTATCTAGGTCTTCAATAGATTATTTACATGAAAAGAAAAAAAAGGAAAAGAATACACATATTCAGGAATATGCAAATTTTCCTAGAAATGTAATTCAATTTCCTAGAGAATCAAGACTTTATCATCCAACACAAAAACCTACAAATCTTATGGAATACCTTATCTCTACTTATACCAAGGCAGGTGACCTAGTTTTGGATTTTACAAGTGGAAGTGGCTCTACCCTACTTGGATGTGAAATCTTATCTAGAAAATGGATAGGAATTGAAATAACAGACAAGTATTGTAAGGTTATAAAGGAAAGAATTAAAAATGGAATTCAACTAAAAATCCTGTTAGATTACAATAATGAGCAAAGAAATGAATGAGGAGGAATGTATGTATAA